GGCCCGTAGGCGATCGACTCGGCGTTCGCGCTGCCGTCGGTGACGACCGCCGTTACGAGGTAGTAGTGCGTCTTGGGCGTGCCGGCGGAGCCGCCACCGGCGGTCGCCGTGAGGCTGGCGGGCGAGGAGCACTCGGGGCCGAAGGCCTCCGCGCCGAACGTCCACGTGGTCGGGCTCGTGCGCCGCAGCGCATAGGGCGCGCGCCCGTCGCAGGTGACCGTGAGTACGTCCGCCGACTGGGCGAAGCGCAGCCTCTTCAGTTCCGCCAAGCTGTAGGGGTGCGCGAGCATCATGGGAATGTCGGCGCTGCCCGAGGTGAAGACGCCGTAGGCGCTCGTGTCCACGCCCGCCGGCAGCGTGGGCGTGGTCAGCTTGAAGAAGTCGGTCGGCCCGACGGTGGAGTCGAAGTCCAGCCGGTACCAGCGGCCATCGACCTCGGTCATCCCCAGCACATCGAGGTAGACGTCGTCACCGTCGGCGGCCAAGCCGGTGGGCAGGCCGATCAGGCCCGGGTTGGCGTTGCTGATGGAGGTCACGGTGATCGTCGCGCCGTCCTCCAGCATGGTACCCCCTAGGGTATGCACACGCAGATAGCCGGCGGCGCTGAACTCGACCGTGTAGGCCTGATCGTCCGAGTAGACGAAGGCAATCAGGCGCGCGTAGTCGTTGGCCCCGTACTGCAGGAACTGCGTGCCGGGGCGAAACTTCGCGGGGCCCTGCGGGAGGGTCACGAAGTTCTGGCACAGTTCGAGCCCCGTCTGATAGGGGACGAGGTCGACGCGACCCGCCAGCAGGGGCGAGACCTCACCACCGGCGAACGATCGCAGCAGGTTCTTGGCGCGGCTCATCGAGCCGCCACCCACGGGGGCTCGAACCCGGAGCGCCAGTCTTCGCTGCTCTGGGTGTCCCCGTCGAGTGCCTCCGCGCGCGACTTGGCGCGCTCGAACAGTCCTTCGGCGAACTTGAGCTTCTCGTCGCTGCGCGTGATCGGGTTCGCCAGATGCACCGCCAAGCGGGCGGCGACCAGCGAGACGACGCTGGGCGGGAAGCGGCTCGTGTCCGTCACCGAGACCACGTACTTGAGGTAGGCCCCGGCGGCGTCCGTGTAGAGCACCTGCGAACCGTCGTCGGCGGCCTCGATCACGTAGTCCTCGGTCTTGCCGACCTCGGTCACCCCCGGCACGTAGACCGCGAAGGGCCGCAGGCAGTCCGCCGGGAGCGCGTAGGCGTAGGCCCACTCGCCCTCGACGGTGGCCGGCAGGATCACGGAGTTGAGCGCCTTGCGGCGGGTGTTGAAGCGCCACGTGTGGGACTCCAGCACCTCGTCGCGGGCGAGCGGGTAGAAGCGCGCGCAGTAGCGCGCCTGCGTGCTGGCCTCGGGCGGGTCGATGGACGCAACGTTGCCCGCGTCACCCAGATGGGCGAGGGCGATGTTGCAAATGTCCACCGGGCTTGCCACGGGTCAGCCTCCAGAAAAAGGCCCTGCGCCCGGAGGCGCAGGGGAACTCCACCACCCCTGATGGATGCTTCAGACCAGCGCCTTGGCGCCGCCCTCGGCCTTGGGCTTCTTCTCGCCGCCCTCGGCCTTGGGCTTCTCCTCGGCGACCGGCTCGTACCACGCGCCGGGCTGCTTCACCTCGATAATCTCGCCCTCGTGGACGAGACGACCTTCGATGAAGCCCGTGCGGAGGACTTTCGCTTTCATCGTTCAGCCCCCGATCAGTAGCTGACGCCGACCGCCGGGGCGGCCTTCCACGCGTCGCTGGCCTTGACGATGCCCGCGTCCACGTTGCAGGCGGCGACCGCCCCGACCGTCACCGCCTTCATGCGCAGGTAACGCTTGGCGCCCGCCGGCACGCGGCGCGAGACCGTGTAGCCCTTGACCAGCGTGGCCACCACGATGGCCGGGGTCTGGTCGAGGAGGGTCTCGGTACCGAAGGCCGAATCGCTGTCGGTGAACAGTTGGAACTGCACGCTGGTGCCGCCGCTGGCGGCGGTCGTGACCGTCACCGCCCACTCGATCGGCTCACCGATGGCGGCGTCGCCGCCGGGGATCTCGGTGTCCAGATAGTTGGTCGAGACCGTGGTCTTGTCCGTGCCCTTGACGTCCTGCGCGGACGAGAACTCGCTTGCTTTGTCGCGGATCATGTTTCTCTCTCCTGTAGCGGCTGCTACTCGACGGTTCAGGACACTTCGGCTTCGGTGTTCAAAATCGCATCGGATACGATAAACTCGACTCCGTCCCAACCCTTGACTGCCTGCTTCTGGCCGTCCAGCAGCTTCACGGCATTGACCGACTTCTCCAGACCGATCAACTCGAACGCCGTCGCCGTGCGCGCGTTCATGAACGCGACCAGTCGGCCCATGGCGCGCACCGTGCGCGGGATCCGGTTCTTGGCTTCGATGACCGCGCGCAGCACGTTGGTGGCGGCGCTGGCCGCCTGCGTGTTGCCGCCCGCCAGACCGGCCGCGAGCAGGTCCGCTGCCTTGATGTTGCAGATGCGCACGATCGCACGGTGGTCGCGCACGCACAGGCCCATGTCCCAGCGCCAGAGATCGGCGTAGGCACGGTACCGCTTGTTGTTCTCGTCGAAGGCGTCGATCACGCCCAGATCCTGATGGTCCAGACCGGCCTTCGAGCCCTTCGGGTAGATCCCGTGGACGGTCTGCTCGCCAAGGACGGCGAGGTAGATCGAGGTCTGGTCGTTGGTGCCCGTGCCACCGGCGTCGATGATGAAGTCCTTGGTGTCGCCGGTGAGCGCGTTGTAGCGCGGGGCGATGCCCATGAACGGATAGCCGCCCGAGGGGGCGCCGTAGAAGAACGCCGTCTCCACCTGCTGGTTCATGCCCTCCACGAAGGCGAGCGCCTCCGAGAAGCGGAACGAGGCCTTGTTGCCGTTCAGGTCGGCCAGCTTCTCGTCGACCTCCGAGCGGGCCTCCAGCATACCCATGGTCTCGGTGATCTGCACGCGCGCCGACTTGCCCGGCGAGATGCCTTGGTTGTACTTGCGCCAGACAGCCTGCGGGAGCGCGCCCGTGCGAATGGTCGTAACGTGGCCGGCGGTCTGGTTGGCCTCGACGTAGGGGAGCAGGCTGATGAGCGGGTTCATCCGCGCGAGCACCTCCACGACCTTGGCGGTCTTGCCGTCCGGGTCGAGGGACTTCGCGACGTCGAGCAGGGTCACGTTGTTACTTAGTTCCGCCATGGTCGATCTCCTCTATGGCTGGGTCATTTGCCGCCGTAGAGCAGGCTCGGGAGCGACTGGCCACGAACTTGCCGCCCGCCACGCCCTCTCGGGCGAGGCGCGCGAACATCTTCACGATCGCCGGGCTGTTGCCGAGCCCGGTCGAGTCCAACTCCGCCAGCAGCGCATCGCCGCCGAGCGCGACAGCGGCCGCCTTGGCGTCCGCGAGGGTCTTCTCGAAATGCTCGCCGCCGAACTCCGGGTCGGCGCGCAGCGCCGCCGCACCGGCCGCGCGAGCGGCCTGCGCGTTGCGGTCGTTGACCGTCTTCAGGGCGGTCGCGAACCCGCTCGCCCGCTCCTGCGCCTGCTCCTGAGTGAGCCCGGCGGCCTTGAAGGCGGCCTTCATCTCCGCCAGCGAGGCGTCGTCGAAGCTGACACCCTCGGGGAGGGTGAGCGCGTAGTCGGCCGGGACCGGCGCGGGCGCGGGGGTAGCGGGCGCTACCGCGGGGGCCGCAGCAGGTGCCGGGGCGGCAGCGGCAGGTGCCGGCGCTGCGGGGGCAGCGGCGGGCGCCGCGGGGGTCGCTTCGGGGGTAACAGCTTCGCTCATTGCTCGTCCTCGAACAGGGTGGTGTAGGTGTCGGGCGCGTGTCTGGACCGCTGCCCCTCACGGTAGCCGGCGGCGAAGAGGTCGCCGCTGAAGCCGCTATCCAGCATCCCGCTCACCTGCAGCATCTGCCGGGCGATGCGCCTGCCGTGCGGCGAGACCATCAGCCACACCCACGCATCGCGGTCCAGTGCCTCCTGCAGATCGGCCTCGGCGCGGGCCTCGCGCTGGGCGTCTGTGAGGTAGATTTCGTCGTGGTGCGGATCCATAACAGAGTATAGCAAACGCTACCCGTGGTGTCAAAGCGCGGCGGCGGCACTAGGGGTAGCG